CTGCAAGCCGGAATTTCCAACGTCTGAAGGAGTGATGGCCATGGCCAAAATGCTGAAGCGCAAGCGGGGCGGCAAGGTCGCTGACGAGGCGAAGTCTGACAATGACGAAGACGATCGCGCGCGCGGTGGTCGCACTGTAGCGCGCGCGCTCGGCGGCAAGATCCCAGCCCGTAAAGCTGGCGGCGCGATCGGCGGCGCCAGCGAAAGCGGCAGCCTGGCAAAGCGCGCACGTGGTGGCGGCATCGGTCGGGGCGGTCGGTCCTTTGCGAGGGGCGGCTCACCGCTCTCATCTGCATCAAGCCTCTCTCATCCTGGCGGTGGTGGCCAAGGCCATGAGGGAAGCGATTCCCCGAAGGAGGCGCCCTGACCGGGCGCGACGGGCTTTCGGCGGCAGGCTGACGGAAGACACCAGCGGGCCGGGACCGGAATCGCCGGTCCGCAAGGCGCGCAAGGATTGGTTTGAGCCGGACGGTGCGCGTGGTGCACGCGATGCGCCGAGCAAGTATGCGCGCGGCGGCAAGATCGAACGCGAGACCCGCGGCCCTTGGTATGCCGAGAAGAAGCTGGTCGGTAAGGAACGCGCGAGCGGCGGTCGGCTCCGCCGCGCCAGCGGCGGATCAACGGATGCCGATCTCGCGGCGGGTAGCAGCGCATTCAGACAGTCGGAGGCGTTGACCAAAAAGGCGCTCTCGGAAGATGACGGCACGAGCCCACTGGATCTTCAGCGGGGTGATATCGCGCGCGATCGTGGCTATCGCTCGTTTGGGCTACCAGGCGGTGCGAAGTATCCACGCAGTCAGCCTGAAGGCTATCCAGTGCCGCAGGGTCTCGGCAAAAAGCGCGGCGGTCGACTGGCCGGCGGGAAGTAGACCGTGAGCGGAACCACACCCAACTGCGAGGGCGTGGGCATTCCGTTCGGCAACGGCGCCAGCGGCGCCACATCCTTCAACCCGCCGCTTTCAGACATCGTCATCGAGGTGTTCGAGCGCTGTCAGAAGCGCGCCATCGAGCTGGAGCCCGAGCACTGGCAGTCGTGCCGCCGCAGCATGAACCTGGTGCAGTCCAGGTGGAGCAATAGAGGTATTAATCTCTGGAAAATTGAGCTGGTCAGCACGCTGTTGATCCAGGGTCAGATTGACGTGCCGGTCGATGCCAACGTGATCAACGTGCTGGACACCTATCGCTCAGCGCCGGCGAACACGGAAGCGCCAGGCGTGATCATCGACACCGTGCTGTATCCGATTGACCGCTCGAACTACGCCAGCATCCCCAACAAGGAGACGCAAGGACCGCCGACATCATTTTGGTTCGAGCGCACACAGGCTCCAAACATGAAGCTGTGGCCTGCGGTCGACGGCAATGGCCCCTACACGCTGAACTACTACGTGTTCCGCCAGATGCAGGATGCGATCCCGCAGATGGGGATGACCGGCGATCTGGTGCAGCGGTTCTATGAAGCCTACATCGCGGAGGTGGCCGCGCACGTCGCGCTGAAATGGGCACCGGCGCAGGTTGCCACCCTCGCGGGCTATGCCATGGCGGTGTTCAAGGAAGCGCAAGGCGAGGACCACGAGCACGTTCCGACCATCATCGTGCCGGACTTCAGCGGGTATTTTATATGATCCGGCACAGCCCGCGCGCATATGCCGATATCTCCAAGCCGGAGCCTTGGGCGCATTGTGATCGGTGCAATTTTCGGCACATGCACAAGAACCTCACCTGGCAGTGGGATTGGCGTGGGCCTCGCCTGGCCAATCTCCGCATCTTGGTGTGTGAAACATGCCTGGATGTGCCGCAGCCGAGCGGCAGAAAACCGATCAAGATTGGGCCGGATCCGGTGCCGGTGCGTAATCCGCGGCCGGGGTTTGCCGACGTGCAGATGGGCGACATGCCAGATCCACCCTGGTCGCCAGCGCTGCCCAACGAGATCATCGGTGACTGACGGTGCAGTATCCCGACCTCATCACAGCCCTTGCATCGTATGCGCAGCAGGAACAGCCATCAGCGGAATACACCACTGCGCTGCCGACCATCATCAGCAAGGCTGAACTGAGGATCTATCGCGAACTCGATATCAGCGCGACCAGCGCTACCAATGCCTCGTTGGTCTTCACGCCTGGCTCACGCATCCTCTCCCTCACCGGCATGAGCGGTCAGACCCTCAATGGCCTGCCGGTCGCATATCCCTATCCGGTCTCGGTGGAAGGGCTGAGTGCCATCGTGCCGGCCTGGAAGATGCCGCCGTATGGCACGCGTGTCCGCTTTCAGCCGGTCAGCCTGTCATTCATCGATCTGACCTGGCCGAATGAAAGCGTGGTCAGCACACCAGGCAATCCATTTGCTTACTTTGCCATGCTGGACGATCAGACCCTGATCGTCGCGCCGACGCCTGATCTGCAATACGGCGCTGAGGTGCAAGGCTTCTGGCGTCCGGCGCCGATGAGCGAAAGCAATCCGCAGAGCTGGATCGGTAATCACGTATCGGATCTGCTGGTCGACGCCTGCATGGTCGAGGTGGCGGGCTGGATGCAGAACTTCGGCCAGCAGGCCGACGATCCAAAGCTGGCACTGTCATGGGAGCAGCGCTACCAGCAGGATCTGAAGAGCGCGGGCACGGAGGAAATGCGCCGTAGCTTCGGTCGGCCGGTGCCGATTTCGTTTCCGATGGTACCAATGGGACCGCCGCCTGGCGGACCGCCGCGATGACGTCGTACACGCCATCCCTAAGATTTGCCATGATGGTGACTGCGGATCCTGCTGTGCGGGATCAGTGGGGTACCGTCTGGGATAACACGGTCGCGGTGGTTGAGCAGGCAATCGCTGGCAACTCACCGATCACTCTCACCGGCTTCACCGCCTACTCGCTGACTGTTGCAAACAACGCACCTGATCAGGCGCGGCAGGCTGCCTACAACTTCACCGGCACGCTGCTCGGTGCGTGCACTGTCACCATCCCCGCGGTTGCCAAGATGGGCATGGCGCAGAACAAGACGACCGGGGGCTTCGCCGTCATCCTGACCACCGGTATTGCCGGCGGACGCACCATCGCGGTGTTGCCGGGGCAAAGCAGTTGGTATGCGTGCGACGGCACCAACATCGATGCGCCCAACATTGTCGGTGCCACGCCGATCGGCGCGCTGATGAACTATGCCGGCGCTATCGCGCCGCCGCATTGGCTGATGTGCAACGGGCAGCTCGTCTCGCGCACCGCCTATGCGCTGCTGTTCGCGGTGATCGGCACCACCTACGGCGCGGGCGATGGTCTCGCGACCTTCGGTCTGCCTGACCTCCGCGGCCGGACCATGGCTGGCCTCGACAACATGGGCGGCGCTGCGGCTGCCGGTCGGATGACGGCCAACTCAGGCACGCCAGGCACCACGCTGGGGGGCGTCGGCGGCAACGAGATGCTGCAGAGCCACGCGCACAGCGTTTACGATCCGCAGCACACGCACACCATCAACGATCCCGGTCACGCGCACAGCGTTTACGATCCGACCCACAATCATGGCGTGAACGACCCAAGTCACGTGCATGGTGTCGGCGATCCGACCCACGCGCACGGCATCGCCGACGGCGGGCACAATCACAGCCACAACGATCCGTCGCACATTCACGGTATCGGCGATCCTGGTCACGCCCATGCCGGCAGCACCGATGGGCAGGGCAACCACAACCACAACTTCACTGCGCCGGTGATGACGGGTGCCGGCAACTTTATCGGCGGCAACAGCTCGCATCAGATCACCGACAATCAGACCTGGCAAACCGACGTCCAGGGCAACCACGCGCACAACATCGGCACCGATGTTCGCGGCACCAGCATCTATCTCGGCTACGCCTATACCGGTGTCACCAACAATCCCTCCGGCACCGGCATCGGCATCTATGGCAACTACACCGGCATCTACCTCGGCTACGCTGGCACCGGCGTCAGCATCCAGTATCACGCCACTGGCGTCAGCATCTATGCCGCCGGCGTCGGCACGTACAACAGCTACTCCCCGACCGGCATCGGCATCTACGGCACCGGCGCCGGCAGCACGCAGAACATGCCGCCGGTCATGATGGTGAATACAATCATCTACACGGGTGTGTAGCCATGCCGTTCGCCAAACTAGCTCTTAAACCTGGTGTCGACACCCAGCGTTCACCGACGCTGAATGAAGCCGGCATCTCGGACAGTCAGCTCATCCGCTTCCCGTTCGGCCTGCCGGAAAAGCAAGGCGGCTGGCAGTCCTTTCCCAACCTGCCGCTGCTGATCGGCACCTGCCGTGGGCTGTTTGGTTGGGCCGATTTCAAGGGCACTCCCTATCTCGCGGCCGGTACCGAACAACGCCTGGAAATCATGACCGGCGGCGCACTGTCTGACATCACGCCGCTTCGCGTCGTCCACAACCCCGCGGTGTCGTTCAGCACGACAACAGGATCGACCGCGGTGCAGATTGCTGATTTCGACCACGGTGCGGTGGCTGGTGACTGGATCAATCTGTTGACCCATGTCGGGGTCAACGGGCTAAACCTGCATGGCTTCTATCAAATCACCAGCGTCGTGGATGGCAACAACTACATCATCCAGTCCCGCACGCCGGCGACCAGTACGGTCACCAGCGGCGGCGCGGTGGCGACCGTAAACACCACGACAGGTTCCTCGACAGTCACCATTACCTTGGCCAATCACGGTCTGCTGGTTGGCGACTTCATCGTCATCTCCGTGGGAGCAACAGTCGGCGGCATCCCGGTCGATGGATCCTATAATGTCGCGACAGTCCCCGACCCTAACACCTTCACAGTGATCGCTGATACCGAAGCGACATCCACCGCAACCGGTGCGGCAAATGGCGGCAACGCGCGTATCAACTATCTGATCCCGAGCGATCTTGCCGTGCCGACCTACACCACCGGCTGGGGCATTGGTGATTTCGGCAAGGGCGACTGGGGTACCGGCAGCAGCGGCTCTAAGCTGATCCATGCCAGGCAGTGGTCGCTGTTTAACTTCGGTCAGGATCTGATCGCCTCGCCGTCATACGGCATGATCTATTACTGGCAGCCGCCGGCGATCCAGCCAGCCAGCGTGATCGATCCCTCCGCGCCACTGCAGAACATCGTGGTGTTCGGCATGGGCCAGGTGCAGATCATCATCTCAGCAGGCGCCGAAGCGCTCGGTGTGCTGTATCCTACCTTGGTGCGCTGGTGTGACAGCGGCGACTTCACTGACTGGATCGCAAGTGCGACCAATCAAGCCGGCAGCTATCAGATCCCGACCGGCAGCACCGCGGTGGCCGGTCTGGCGATCGGCCTCGGCGCGTTGATCTGGACCGACGTCGACCTGTGGTCGATGAGCTATATCGGCACGCCGTTTATCTTCAGCTTCAATCGCGTCGGCATCTCCTGCGAACCGATGTCGATGAAGGCGGTTGCGGTGTGCCCCGGCAATCTCGTGGTGTGGCCTGGCCCACGCGGCTTCTTCCGGTTTGACGGCGGCACCGTCTCGCCGCTCGCCTGCACGGTATGGGACGTGTTCTTTACCTTGCTCGATAGCCGCCAGCAGGAGCTGGTGTTCTCCGCGCTGAACGCCATGTTCAATGAAGTGAGCTGGTACTATCTGCGGAAAGACACCGAGATAGGTTACGTTCGCTGGAACTTTGCCAACAACCTATGGGATCTTGGTGTGCTCGACCGCACCGCCTGGACCGAGCTGAGCCCGGTCGGCAATCCGATCGGTGCCAGTACCGGCGGCGTCCTCTATCAGCACGAGATCGGCTTTAACGCCGACGCCGCGCCAATCAGTTGGAGCTTTACCACCGGATACTTCGACCTGCAGGCCGGTGAGGACTTCGCCTTCGTCGACTTCTTCATTCCTGACTTCGTGGGCACGTATTCCGCCATCGAGATGACGATCTTCGCTACCGATGCGCCCAATCTCAGAGCGCGCAGCTATGGCCCGTTCGTCATCCAGCCTGGCACTGAGTACATCAATGTGCGGGTGCGCGGCCGGCAGTTGGCACTCAAGTTCTCGGGCAACGATCTCAACTCACAGGTGCGGCTTGGCGGCGTGCGCTACCGCTTCGCGACAGCCGGCCGGCGCGGATAGGAGACAGACGATGTGCTTCTCGATGTTGTGGTTGGTGCAGACGTTGGTGTGGCTGGTTGTCGTTTGTGCCGTTGTCGCGATCTTGATGATCTTGCTCCCCATTGTGCTTGGTTGGTTGGGGTGGGCCGGTGACATTGCGATGCGGATTATCAGGATCATTGTCGCGGCGATTGTGATTATCTTTCTAATTTGGTTCTGTTACGACATTCTCATGTGTGCCGGAGGTATTGGGATGCCTCGCGTGCGATGAGCGGTAGCATTGTCCCGCCGGGTGTCGGCCAGGTCATCTCGGTCCTGCAGGATCTGGTCAAAGCGACCTGGGCAACGGCCGATACGCCGGCGACCTTCAAAGCGCCGTCGACACTGACGCTGCCGCCGGTCACCGCGAGCAACGCCGGTCAGCTCGCGTTCCTGATCCATGGCCGCAACACAGGCCAGGCAGCCGGTGCCGGCACCGGCACTTTATGTTGTGTGAATAATGCCGGTGTGTGGATCGCTGTGTGGAGCGGGGTGGCGCCGACCACCTGAAGCGTGCTAACCCGCAAATGCGATGTATCAACCGACGACCGGATCCGGTCTCGTTGTGTCGCTTCCAGGCGAAACAGTCCGCGCCATCGTCGCACGAGTCGTGAGCCGTGACACGGTCCTGGTTGAGCTGGGTCACCCGCTGCTAAATCCCACGCGTCAGCATAATTACCGCATCGGCGATATCATCTGCTGCCAACGCAACTGGGGCGAACTCGGCGAGTTCTGGGAAGCCATCGATGAGCGCCGGCTGCCCGTTGCACCATCTGAATTAAAGCCGAAGAAATTAGCAGCGAAGAAATCTGCCAAACGACCAGCCCGTAAGGTTGTCGCGAAGAAAAAGGCGAAGCGCCGTGCCCTGGTCAGGCGCTAGTTTTGCTCCCAAGAACAAGTCGCTTTCGCCAGCGCAGGCGTCACATGCGGCGCGTATCGCCAATGCCATTCTGCGCAAGAACCCAGGTCAGGAAGGTCTCGCCATCGCGACCGCCAACGCGCGCGCTGCCGGTGTACCGCATCGCGTCGAGGGTGGCGCCGTCATGGGCAATGCGCGCGCACGCGAGCGCAACAACACCACCTGGATGGATCGCCTTATGGACCGGCGCTATCCGACCTATGAGACCGATCGCGGCATGCAGATCGTACCGCCGCCACGAGCGGCCGACCCCGAAGGAGAGGTACGGCCACCGGAGGCCGATTCTCATCAGACAGGCGATTATTACTACAAGCCAGAGACACAGCGAGGTGGCAGCGTGATCGGCGGTTACCAATTCGGCGGCACGCTGCCGACCGCGCAGCCAATGGCAGCGCCTCGTATGGGCGGCGGTATGGGCGCCGGGATGGGTGCCCCGCATGCGGGTGGCAGTATGGGGCCTGGCCCGCCGCATGTCGGCATGCCGCGGGTGCGGCAGTCGCACATGGGCATGCCGCATCTCGGTGGCATTCGTGGCTTTGCCGAAGGCGGCGAAATCGAAGCCACACCAGGTGGACTGGCGCCGAGCGACGTCACCCAGAACCCGATGTACGCCGGGATGATCAAACAGTACGCGAACAAGACGCCGGAGCAGCTCCAGGAATTCATCATGCGCTCCGGCAACTCACCGCAAGGTCAGGTGGCGCAGAAGCTGCTGACCCAGAAGCGCATGATGGGCGGCTCGCAAACCTCACCGCAGCTCCAGGCGCAGCAGCAACAACAGGTGCAAGGCGCGCAGGCGCTGAGCAACACGCAGGCGATCAGCACACCATCAACCGCACAGTCAGAGCAAGGCTACGCGCGCGGTGGATTTGCCGGCGGCGGCAGTTCACCGATGGGGATCTCCTCATCGGAAGCGGCGCCTTGGTGGACGCGTGCAGAGGCGCGCAGCGCCGATTCCGGCTTTATCAACTCGGCGGTTCCCGGCCGCACCGATCACATCCCGCAAAACCCTGCGGCCGACAGCTACGTCATTCCAGCGGAAGAGGTGGCTGGTCTCGGCGAAGGGAATTCACTGGCTGGCGCGCACATGCTCAGCATGGCGTTCGGCATGGGGCCGTACGGCACACGCATGCCGGCGGCACATCGTGGTTCCGGACCACCACATGCCACGCCACCGCGGCCACTGGCACAGGAAAGCCGTGGCGGCGCACGTTCCGGCGTCGGACAGGGAGAGGTGCCGATCATGGCAGCGGGCGGCGAATTCATTGTGCCGCCGCACATCGTCGCCGCGGTCGGCCGCGGTAATGCCAGGCGTGGCCACCAGGTGCTCGACAAGTTCGTCATGCGGCTACGCCAGCAACATATGAAAACGCTCCGGAAATTACCCGGTCCGGTCAGACAGTGAGGATCCGATGAGCGACGACAGCAACCCCTTCAGTGTCCGCAAGGCGGATCCGTATGATCTCGACGCGCTGTTCGATATCGCGCTGTTCCTGGCGCACGAGGACGCGTTGCAGCCGGTGAGCGAGACCAAGCTGCGCGCCGCGGTGCAACGCTGCGTCAACATGGACAACGCCATCGCTGGCATCATCGACGGCAAGGACGGCATCGATGGCACCGTCGGCCTGGTCATTCAGCAATTCCCCTATAGCGATGCTGACCACCTCGCGACGCTGTGGATCGGCACCTCGCAGGCGTATCGCGATCGGATCACCAAGCAGCGGCAGCGCAACTACGCGCCGGAAGATGCTGGTTTGGCCACGCGACTATTGCGCTTTGCCAAGTGGGCATCCGAGCAGATGGACGTGCCGTTGGTGATAAGCGTGTTGACCGCCCGAGACCTCGCCGCCAAACTTACCTCTTATCAGCGTCAGACCCCCCAGATTGGAGCGACCTTCGGGTGGGGGGATCTGCCCGACCGCAACTTCTTCAATCAAAGCAGCCCCGGCGGCTGGAGGAAGTCGGAGGGAACTTCTCCAAGAGGAGAGCCCGCCAGTGGTCAGGTGCGCCAGTCGTATTCCGGTCGAACAGTCAAACCCGCCACCGCAGGTGGATTACCTCCCGCCATCGCCGCGGTCGGATAGCCTGCCGGCTGGGCTGCGGCTGGCGCAGCCCACCGATGCCGATCGGCTGTTTGATCTCTGCATGGCGGCATACTGGGAAGGCGGGTTCGGCGGTCGTGACGACACCGTCGTGCGGGCGGTTATCGCGCGCGCGCTCAACCGTGAGAGCGCCGTGTTCGGCATCATCGACGGTCCTGACCGCATCGAGGCGATGCTGGGATTAGAGCCGGCCAAGATGTGGTACGGTGGCGATGCCGATTGGTATTGGCATGATCTGACGTTCTTCGTGCATCCGCTGCATCGTCGCAGCCGACACGCCATCACGCTGTTTAGGTTTGCCGCCTGGTGGGAACGCAACATGCGGATGCCGGTGGTGCTCGGGGTGTTTCCGACCACTGAATTAGAACTCAAGGAAGCGATGTTCGAGCGCTACGGCAAGCGTGTCGGCTCGATGTACCTGATCGGTGACGGGATCTTCCGCACTCAGACGAAGGTCGCCTGATGATGCGCGGCATACTTCATAGCGAAGACTTCTCGTGGAGCAACGCACCACGCGGCAGTAAGGGCGGCGGCACCTCGACCACGACAACCAACAACGCGCCACCGCAGCAATACCTCGACGCCTATTCCCATGTGATGGATAAGGCGAACGCTGCCGCCAACGCCCCGCTGCAACAATACCCAGGCACGCCGCAAAGCCTGATCGCCCCCTTCTCGCCTGACCAACTCGCCGCCTTCCAGGAGATCGAAGGCGCGCAGAATATCGAGCAGCCGTATATCAACACCGCGGCGCAGTACATGCAGGCGGCTGGGCAGCCGTTCCAGACCCAGCAATTCCAGGACTACCTGCAGCAAGGCGCCGGACCGCAAGTCACCAACGCGGCACAGAGTGGCGCGCAAGGCATCCTCGGTCAGATGCAGATGGGCCAATACAATGTTGGCCAGGCCGGTGGCGCCGGCGTCGCCGGCATTCAAAACGCCGGACAGGCCGGCACGTCAGGCATTCAAAACGCCGCTCAGCAGGCCACGCAAGGGATCCTCGGTGCCGGCATGAGTGGCGCTGGTCAGATCGCTGGCGCCGGCCAGCAAGGTGTCGGTGGCATCATGGGCGCCGGTCAGCAAGGCACCGGCGCCATCACGAGTGCGTCGCAAAGTTACCAGCCTGGTCAGATCCCGCAGTGGATGTCGCCTTACACGCAGAATGTGGTTGATGCGACGCAGTCGCAATTTAACAATCAAAACCAACAGGCGCAAAATCAGTTGCGCGGCAATGCCGCTTCGCAAGGCGCGCTCGGTGGTGACAGGCTGGGCGTAGCCCAGGCAACACTCGCCAATCAACAGCAGCTCGCACAGGCGCCGACGATCGCCAACCTGTATCAACAGGGATATACACAGGCCGAACAGGCAGCGCTGCAGCAGTCGCAACTTGAAACGCAAGGCGCCACGGCGGCGGGGCAACTTGGACTTGGCGCGGCAACGTCCGCAGGACAACTCGGGTTGGGCGCCGCGCAAGGTGCCGCGCAAACCGAGTTGGGCGCCCAAACATCCGCCGGTCAGATCGGCACCGGTGCTGCCACGTCCGCGGGGCAACTTGGTCTCGGTGCCGCACAGGGCGCAGCACAGACCGGACTAAGCGCGGCCTCCACTGGCGCGCAGCTCGGCATGTCGGGTGCGCAAGGTGCCGGCGCGATGGGGCTACAGGGCGCCACGACGCAATCGCAACTGCAGCAGCAGGCAGCGCAACAGATCTTGGGTGCCAACGAAGCGCAAGGCTGGCTCAACTCTGGGCTTGGCTACGGCATGGCGAGCCTTGGCAACCAGGCACAGAATTCAACGCTGACCGGCGCCGGCGCACTGATGGGGATCGGTGGCCAGCAACAGCAGATGGCGCAGCAGTATTTGAATATCCCGTACGAGCAGTGGGTGGCGCAGCAGAGCTATCCGTTCCAAAGCACGGGCTGGCTGGCCAATATCGCGGAAGGCTTGGGGAGTTCGGCCGGCGGCACCGGCACCGGCACGTCGACAGTGCCAGGACCGAGTGCGGCATCGCAGATTGCTGGTGCGGGCATGGCCGGCGTCGGCATGCTGGGGGCGACAGGTGCGTTCGGTAACAATGGTTGGCTGACAGGTAGCGGCATTGGTTCAACCGCCGCTCAGCAAGCTGCCAGCGGCGCCTGGGATCTGCCGGCCGGTGCCGCTGCCGATATGGCCGCGAATGCTGTAGCTCGCGGCGGACGCATCCCGCATCGCGCGCTTGGCGGTGGCGGTCTCAACATGAGCCCAGCGATGGGCGGCAGCGATCCGACCGGCGGCATGCACAACATCGATCTGCCGAGTGGCGGCGGCGAGGACGTCAGCCTCAGCATCATCCCGCAAGGCGCCAGTCCGCGTGCCGGCGGCATGAATATTATGAAGAACTACGGCCAGACCAGCACGACCACGGGTGGCGGTAGTAAGGACAGTATCTTCGGCACGCTGTTGAAAGACGCCGGCATTGCTGCCGCGACATTCTACGGCACGCCGGCTGCTGGCATGGCTGCGAGTGAACTCAGCTCGCAGGTGCATTTCGATCGTGGCGGCAGGCTCGGCCGTGGCTTTGCTGAAGGTGGCACCGCGAGCGGCAGTTGGTTGCCGGCCGGCGTCACCGCTGCGCAAGCCAATGCCGCAACGGCTCCGCCAGCCAACATGGGCTCCGATTTTGTAGGCAAAGAGGTGCCTGCTGGCACCCCTGCACCGAGCAGCACGGCCGGCACGCCTCTTACCGCCGGCAACATCGGTCCACCACAGGTCAGCATGCTGCCGGCGACCTACAAAGGCGGCATCAGCGTGCCGCAACTCAGCGTGGGTACCGGAAGTGGTACCGGAAGTGGCGCAACATCTGGTACCGGAAGTGGTACCAAAAGTGGCGCCGGCGGCTCGTTCAACGACTACCTCACCAGCGTGATGGGTCAGATCCCGACGAAGGACCAGATCAATCCGCCGAAGCCGGCTGCGGCGGCACCGGCAGGGCCTAGTCAGACCGACATCGACGCGATGATACAGGCGGCGCTGTTGAAGCAGCAGAAAGACGCGGCACAGCAACCCGTGTACGAGAGGAGCCAAGAAGGCGGCGGTAGTGACGACGGGATGCGCTTCGGCGGCAGGCTCGGCCGCGGGTTTGCTGAGGGCGGCGGTATCGATGACGACCAGACCCAGACGATTGTGGTCACGCCGGATGGCACCGCAACGCCAGCATTCAACGCCGCTGGTGTGAAAGGGCCGGCTGGTTCTCCAAGCGGACCCACGGCTACGTCGACCGGGGCTGGGTATCAGGATCCGCCGTATCGCGTGCCTCCACAGATCAGCACCGCACCTCCCGGTAAGACACTCGGAGAACGGCTCAGCGATACCGGACAGTGGTGGCATGACTTGCTCGGTGTGCCGAAGCCGAAATCTGCCGCGGCGGCAACAACACCGCTGGGCACCGGCATTACAGCACAGCCGGTCGCGCCGTCTGATCCTTCATCGAATGCTGCGGGCATCAAGGGTCTAACCGGTTCGCCGAGTGGCGAAGCGCCATTGATGGCGCAACCGGTTATTCCATCTTCACCGTCGTCCAACGTCGCCGGCGTGAAAGGTGCGCCAGGCACGCAAAGTGGCGCACCGCTCGGTGCTGGCATGGTCGGTGGCAAGAAGACACCCGATGGGCCAGCCGCACAGCCAGCAGCGCCAGGCTCATCGAGCGGTCTCGACGACACGCATTCGCCGGCTGCTTCGCCGCCATCGCCAGGCATTCACGCCAGCAGCGTCGACGATGATGCGAAGTCACTGCATGATCGCGTCAACGCATCGAAAGATGCGCTATCCAGCAAAGGCGGCACCGACTTCATGCGGTCGCCATGGATGTCGCTGGTTGCCGCGGGTCTCGGCACCATGGGCGGCACCTCACCATGGGCCGGCGTCAACATCGGCCGCGGCGGATTGGAAGGCGTGAAGTTCGGCGAGAAGCAGCGCGAGACCGAAGCCGCTGAAGATCTGCGCGCGCAACAGGCGAAGGAACTGTCCGACTATCACCGGGCAACCAGCGCGACTGCCAACCGCAGGATCGACGTCACCAGCCAATTGAACGACGCCAAGATCGCGGCGATGCAATACCGAAGCGACCACCCTAAAGCGACCCTGGCTGATCTGCAGCAGCAAGCGGCACTGACCTTCCAGAACACCATCAACCCAGCCACCGGCGCGAACTACACGCCGGCCGAAGCCTTCGACCACATCAAGGGCATCGACTTCCGGTGGGCTAACCTCAGCGAGACGACGACGCATCATCAGGCAACCGAAAAGCAGGCTGACGCAAACTACAATCTGCGTCTGCAGCAGGCATTGGAGAGCAATGAGGCGAAGGCCGCACAGCTCAAGGCCAATGTCGACAACAACACCATGAACGTGGCGGCGAAGAACTACCTCACCGCACAAGGCACTGCGAAGCCGCTGACATGGGATGAGGCGATTGCCGGCGCGCAGAAGGGACGTACGACCGTCTCAGGCACGCCGGCGAGCACGTCATCGACCACGGCGGCGCCAGCTCTGAAACCAATGCCGGATGACGTCAAACAACGAGCGGCTGCGGCTATTGCTGAGGGGAAGGATTCGAACGTCATACGTAAGCGCATCCAAGATGCCGGTTACGACCCAACGGGGCTCTGATGCCACCGCTGGACTTCTCCGATGTGCCTGCCGCGCCATCGAAGACTGACGCGGATTACACGCCGATCTTTCAAGCGGCCGGCGCTGAGCACAATCTTGATCCGCTGTTGCTGCGCGCGGTGGCTGACGTTGAGAGCGGCCCGAAGCACAATCGCTGGGCGGTCTCACCGGCCGGTGCGCAAGGCGTCATGCAGCTCATGCCAGAGACGGCGAACGATCTCGGCGTGACGCGTCCGTTCGAGGCGGAGCAGAACATCCACGGCGGCGCCAAGTATCTCAGCGAGCAATGGAAGACCTTCGAGGGCAATCCCTACAAAGCGCTGGCTGCCTACAATGCCGGACCGCACGGCAACCTCGATGCGGATGGTCCGCAACAATACGCGCAGAACATCATTGACCGCTGGGACCGCTACCGTGCGCAGCGGGCACCGGCTTCACGAGCGGCGCCGAAGCTGAACTTCGACGACGTCCCGATGGCCGGCAAGCCGTCAGCGCCACCAAGTCTGAACTTCGACGATGTGCCGATGGTGAAGCCGCCACCCGCCAAGACGGATGAAGGTGCCACAGCGCCGAAGACGGAGCAGCCCGCGACCACGACCGAACCGCCGGCGGTCGCGACACCCGGTCTGCTGCAGGCCGGCACGCTCGGCGCGGTCGGCGGCGTGCGAGAGAACATCACGGCTGGTCGGCAGGCGGTCGAGATGGCCAGGACCGGCAAGCCTGGTGCGCCGCCGAAGCTGTCGCCGGAAGAAGAGGCTTTGTCGAAGCCGATCGACTGGCTGTCGGCGCCAAGCTGGGCTGGCGTCTCCAAAGGCGTCTATCAGCTCACCAAGGGCGTGACCTCGCTGGCGCCGGAAATGGGCGCGGCGGTTGTTGGCGGTGTCGCTGGCGCGGCAGCGGGATCTGAACTCGGACCTGGCGCGCTGCTGACCGGCGCGGCGGGTGCCGGCCTGGCTGCCGGCACGGTGTCCGCCGCCAAGGAATTCGCCCCGCTCTACTACGAGGAGCTGACCCGCCTTGGTCCCGGCAAGGAGAACGAGGCGTTCCACTCCGCCATTACGCGCGCCGGCACGACGGGCGCTGGCACCGCCTTGTCGTTCGCCTTGTTCGAGGGAGGCGGTTGGGCGGTGCCATTCCTCCGGCAGATCTTTGTCGGCGGGAAAGGGCTGGAAGAGGCGGCGGTATCGGCTGGCCTGAAGGTGACCAAAGAGGGCGAGTGGATCAAGCCGTCGGCGCCGATGAAGACGCAGATCCCGGCGCAGGCCGGCGTCGCGGTCGGCGAGCAGGCCGCGCAGAACGTCGAGCAGGGCAAGCCGGTCACGGATGATCTCGCCAACGCCGCGATCATGACAGGCGTCGGGCTCGGGGCGCCGGCGCTGGCTCATCTCGCGGTCAGAGGCGTCCGCGGTCGAGGCGCACCAGCCGGGGAAACGGGAACCGAAACGCCGCCTGGCGGTACCGGCACGCCTCCCGGCGGCGGTCCGGGTGGTCCGGGTGGTCCGGGCGCCCTTACCCCGGAGCAACGGGCGCAGCGAGATCTGGAGCGGGACGCTGCAGGCTTACCGCCGCTGCCTGATGCGGTAACCCTACCCCCGCCTCCGACGCCACCTCCGCCTCCGCCAGCTCCGCCAGGGACTGAAGTCGACTACAGCCACCTGACGCCGGGGCGACCGATCACCGAGCCGGACTCCAGCAGACCCACACCGGACTCGATTCCACCCAGGCGGACCGCCGAAGCAACTGTCCGGACCGAAGATCCTATCGTCCGGACCGAGCCCCCACCGCCTACGCCCCCTGTCGAGGAGCCGACTGAGGTGCGTGGCAAGCCACCACCCCCCTCCCCTGCTCCGCGCGATGAGGCCGCTGAGGTACCGCCGGACGATACCGAGAAGCCACCGAAGGCGCCGCGGCAGCCGAAGGCGGTCACGCCGTTCGAGCCGGTGCCGAAGCAGCCGCAGCGGCTGATCAGCTTCCTGAAGCAGGACTGGACGACCGGCGAAGGCGTCCACCAGGTGACCAACCCCGGCGGCATCGTCGATACCGGCGGCAACCTCAAGGCGATCTTCGGCGGCACCAAGGGGCGCCCCGGCTTTATCCGCAAAGAGGGCAACGGCATGTCGCTGCAGAACGCAGCCGAGCGTGCCTGGGAAGCCGGCTACTTCCCCGACCATAGCGAGCCGCCGCCGGAGAACGTGCTGCTCGATGCCATCGCGGAGGACCACCGCGGCAACCCGCAGTATTCCGACCAGGACCACGAAGCGGTTCAGGCGCACCACGGCGCGCTCGATCGCAACCGTGAGATCGAGAGCCTGGCCCAGCAGTACGAAATCGACATGAAGGGGATGAACCGCGATCAGTTCTACGACGCGGTGCACGACCGGCTTTCCACCGAAGAGCAGGCGCAGCGGTTTGCCGAAATTGATGCCGACTATGCTGAGATGGAAAGCGCCGCTAAAAGAGACAGCGGCGCGACCACACCACGCCAGACGTATGGCGGGAAGACCCAGGCGCGCACGCTGGAGGATCTGGAGCGTGAGCACCGACAGGCGGACACTGCTGCAGCGCTGGAGCAACGCGCGGCATTTGGTGAGGGACGTGGACACGACCCACGAGACACGCCTGCTGGCGAAGAAGGTGATGGACAAGCTGGAGGTGTTGATTGGCCTCCAGGAAGCAGCGAAGCGGCACGCGGAGAAGCGCCGCCGGATGCATTAGAGGCCGGCCGTCGGCCAGGGATCGTCACCGGTCAGGCAGATATCTTCGGGCGGGCGACGCCCACCGCGCCAGCCCCGGCGCGCACCGCCGAACCCACCATCCGGACCGACCCGCGCCAGCAGGCGATGCCTGGCATGGGTGGTTCGGCTGTGCAGGCACAGGCCGCGCGTGACGCCACCGGGCGCGGCGGGCTGGAGCCCAAGGTGCCGCAGCAGGAACCAGGCGGGCTGTTTTCACGTGAAGCGCCGCCGCAGCCCAGCCTGCCGATGGAGCCGCAGCCCGCAGCGCCCAAGGTCTCCGCCTTCAAGATCGCCACCGACGAGCTGAGCCAGGTGCCGGCGCACACGCCGGAGACCGCCAACAACACCGCGAAGAATTTCGTGTTCTTCCAGGGGCGCGCGACCGGCAATGAGCACATCGCCATCGTCGACCTGGCCACCGGTGAGATCATCCACGCCGGCACCAGCAACAACCCGAAGACGGTCGCGGTCGATAGCCCTGCCCTGGTGCAGCTTCCCGAGAACAGCCTGGTCGTCCACCACAACCATCCGAACTCGGGGTCATTCTCCAGCGGCGATCTGCGCGCGACTGTCGCTATCCCCTCGATCGCCAGGCTGGTCGCGGTGGGAGAGAATGGCGCGGTCTACACCGTCGCGACCGGGCCAAAACTCCAGGCCAAGCGGGGAACCGTGGAGGGCCTCGCCGACATCACACAGGCTCATGAGGACGCCAGGGCGGTTGCCAAGACCGCACTTGAGCGCCTGTGGGCTGCCGGCCTGGTAACCGCAGAGGAGGCCAACAATGCGTTCCACGATCTGATCAGCCGCATCCTTCATGTTCACGGCATGATCGACTATGTATCAACCCACGTGTTGCCCAAACCGGTCGCTGACTTGGTCGACCAGATCGCGAGGAGAGCCGGCCATGCCCCAGACGTATCTCGTCGATTCACCGACGCCGTTTGGCCCGACGAAGGAATTGCAGGACTTCCTCGCCCAGTGGGAAAACCATCCGCAGGCGCAGTGGGATCCGGCGCTGCAGGGCGACCTGAAGGCGGTTCGCCAGTGGCTGCAAGACCCGAACCTGCACCCCGACAGCAACCGCCGGGAACGCAAGGTCGCCTCCTAGAAGATCTTCCCCGCTCTCTCTCTGAGGATGACGACCGCGTCCCGCTCTACAGCGGGGTTCAGCGCGCGGTCGAGGCGCTGAAGCAGGCCAAGGGGTCGGGCGAACAGTTCCTGGCCATGCTGCGCAAGGCACCCGGCGTGAAGCCGGAGGAGCTGCGCTGGACCGGCGTCGACGACTGGCTCAAGAACCAGAAGTCGGTCACCAAGGAAGCGCTGCAAGACTACCTCCGTGAGCACCAGGTCGACGTGCGCGAAGTGATGAAGGGCGGCGAGCCGGAACCGACCGGCGATCCGAACGCGCCGGCCGGTTGGGGCAGCGTGGGAGGCGGCGACCGCACCAAGTGGGGTAAATACACCCTCCCCGGCGGCAAGAACTACCGTGAGCTGCTGATGACGTTGCCGCAGAAGGATAACGGGCTGTACGCCGAGCTGACCGCAGCGAAGCGTGCCAGGGCGGACGGTTTCGCTGCATGGAAGCGGGCGGTCGAAGAGCACGGGGCGAATGATCCACGTGCAGAGGCAACCGAGAACGCCTGGCATGACGCCACCAGGCGGCACGAGGACATCGAGCGGCAAGTCAACAATCTCCCCAAGCCTTACCAATCCTCGCACTGGGCCGAGCCGAACGTACTGGCCCACGTGCGGTTCGACGATCGCGTCGGGGCTGATGGGAAGAAGACCCTATTGGTGCACGAGATCCAGTCGGACTGGCACCAGGCGGGGCGGCAGAGGGGTTATCAGGGTGACGTCACCAAGCTACCGGAAGGATGGAGCGTTTTTGAATACCCCGATGGCTCACCAGAGCAGCGGTTTGTCGTCCGTTCTCCGGATGGTCACGACGTGACGTCGTACGGCCACCCAACCCCCGAAGCGGCAATTGCCGATACTGTCGATCGACTGAACCAAGGGGCTTACAAGACCGTCCCCAACGCCCCCTTCAAGACCTCATGGTCCGCCCTGGCGATGAAGCGGATCACCAAATGGGCGGCGGACAACGGCTACGACAAGGTCGCCTGGACGCCTGGTGAGGTGCAGGCCGATCGGTTCGATCTGAGCAAGCAGATCAGCCGCATCGAGTTCCATGATGCCAGCAGTATGGGGGCCGGCAACCCCGACATGAATGCGCCGGACCGCGGGGGTGAGTTGTATGCCTATGATCACTCAGGCCAGCGCGTCATCGACAAGCACGTTGATGACGTCAAGGAATTGCCTGACCTGATCGGCAAGGAAGTCGCCGAGAAACTGCTGAACGCGCCGAAGAAGGACGTCAACGGCGTTGGTGGGTGGCGGAATCGCGCACGCGAACTCTCCGGCCTGGACCTGAAGGTCGGCGGCGAGGGCATGAAGGGTTTCTACGACAAGATCCTGCCGTCCGAGACCAATAAGATAATCGGTAAGTTTGGCGCCAAGGTTGGTCAGGGCGAGGTGACGAAATCCTACGCCAACCGCGACGAGGTGAAGCCGGACGCGCAGGCGCAGGCGGAACACGGGCCTGCCTGGCAGCGGCTGGTCGAACAGGATCGCAGATCAGGCGAAGAATGGGAGCGGCTTGGCGGTTTCCGCGCTGATGAAAACGATCCCGCGGTACAACGGATCACCGCGCAGCGCGATGATATCCGTACGCAGATGGACAAGCTGCACGATCGCATGGTCGACGAGACCATGGCGCGCGGCACCGCGCAGCCCGTCCATGCCTTCGACATCACACCGAGCATGAGGAAGGCGGTGACGGAGGAAGGGCTGTCGCTGTTCGCGCCGGCTGCGCCAGGTCTGACGCTCACGCCACCACCCGCCACACCCGGCGCGATCAAGACGGCGGTCAAAGGCATCGTCGATGCGGTCAAATCAGTCTCGGACTCGATCAAGACCGGCCTGGCACCGATGCGGGCGGGATCCACCCGCGCACAAGCCTTCGCCACGACGTTTGCCAACGGCCTGCGCCGGGTGATGTTCCGCTACGGCATGATCGACCGGAACATCCTGAAGGAGTTCAACGCCGCCTCCCGTGCCAAACAAGCTCTCCATCTCGACCGGCAGTCAGTATTTGAGAGCCAAATCGCCGACCTACCGCCTGATGAACAAGCCACCAGGCGGGCCGCGTTCGACGCCGGCAAGACCGGTCTCGCCGGCCTCAACGCGAAAGAGCGCGCCACCGTCGAGGCGCTGGCCGGACCGGGCGGTCTGTCTGACCGACTTTGGGCACGCTACCAGCGGCTCGGTATGGTCTCGCCCGATGCAAAGCCCATCCCCTATTACTTCTCGCGGCAAATCGTGGTGCACTCCGAAGGGCTGGGCTTCAGCCGGCCGGAAGGCGGTGGCACCGGCGGCAACCGTGGCCTCGACAAGCGCACGGGCCTGACGACGTCAGGCCCCATGAGACGCGAGCACCTGACGCCGGAAGAAACCGAAGCCGCGGCGCAAGCGCGCTTCGGTCCTGGCGCGCAGGTGCTGACCGACATCCGCAGCCTGGTGCAGCGGCTGGCCGACGGCGAGCGCGCGGCGCACGGCGTCGAGCTGATGAACGCGATCGACTACGTCGGCCGCGAGACCGGGGTGAACCTGGTGGTCCGCGGCGATATACCCGGTCTATTAACGCCGGGTGATTACTTCACGATGGCCGATCACCCCAGCTTCCGCCGCTGGACCGGTGCCGGCTGGCAGGCGGTGCACGTCGCCAAGGAGTTCGAGGGACCGCTGAAGGCGGTGCTGCGGCAGGCATCGCCCGAATGGTACAACGCGGCGATGAAGCTGAAGGGCGGCATCATGAACTCGATCATGTTCTCGCCGTTCATCCATCTCGGTGTGGAGGTTGGTCGCGCCCTGCCGGTGCTGCCAGGCAAGATGCTGACGCTGCAGGTGTTCCGCGACGGCAGCCGGCTGCGCAATGACGCCCAGTACATGGACACGGCAATCAAGGACGGGCTGGCCCCACTGGGGCAAGGCTGGCGCAGTGATCCGGTGTCGATCGCTGACCAGGCCAGGATGGACGCAACGCCGCTGGGCGGCTCACAGCGCGCGCTGCAGGGCGTGCGCGCGGTCGGCCGCTTCGTCCACGAGACGCTGTTGTGGGACAACATCTTCAAGCTGCAAGTCGGGCTCTATGACGCGATGAAGCAGCGCGCGATGAAGAAGGGGCTCGATGAGAATGCGGCCGGCGTCATGGCAGCCCACATCGCCAACCGCTACGCCGGTGCGCTGCCACCGGAGCATCTCAGCCAGTCCGCCAACATGGCGGCGAACCTGCTGCTGTTCAGCCGCAGCTTCACCTTGGGCAATCTCGGCGTGATCAAGGACATGCTGACCGGCGCACCGAAGCACGTGCTGTCACGCATCGAGCAGATGTCCGGCCCGGAGGCGGCGAAGTCAGCCAAGGGGGCGCTGCAGCGCAAAGCGATCTCGGCCTTCGTCCTCGATATCGGACTGTTCTACGGCGCCAACGCGGCGCTGCAGCTCGGGCTGCAGGTACTACGGCAGTCGCCGCAGGCCGGCGGGCTCGGGCCGGCAGCGCAGCAGGTGTTCAACCAGTGGCTGGACGACGCCAAGCAAGCCGTGGTGGACGCCAAGGACAACCCGTTGGCGATCTTCAACGTGCTGCCGCAGAACTGGAACGAGCCAGGCAAAGAGAACCGGGTGTACGCCGGCAACGATTCGACCGGGCGCGGCACCTATCTGCGGCTGCCGCCTGGCAAAGTGGGTGAAGAATTTATGGGCTGGATGCCGTGGGGGCATCCCGGCACCATGCTGGAGAACAAGCTGTCACCGCCGGTGCGGGCGATCATGGAATCCATCATCGGCTCCGACACGCTGGGGCGGAAGATCTACCAGCCCCATCCGGAGACCATCAGCGACCGGCTCGCCATTGCCGGCGCGGTGGTGCAGCACATCGGTGCATCGGCGCTGCCGCTCTCGACGCTGCAGGGGATCGGCGAGCTGTATCAGCACTACGTGCAGGGCAAGCCCACCAAGGGCGATCCCTACGTGGCCGCGGCCAAGGTGGTCGGCCCGGTGACCGGCCTGGCCACGGTCAGCTCGGGCTTCCCTGGCGGGCCAGGAGCCGGCGAGACGTATGCCATGAAGCAGAGGCAGACGGCGCAACAGCAGGCGGCGATGCCGGGGATCCGCGACAAGATCCTGTCGGGCGACGTCGAGGGGGCGCGACGGCAGATGCTGGAGGATCTGAAGATGCCGGCAAAAGAAGTCTCTGACATTGTCCAGAGGACACAGGCACCTGGCCCGTCGCGGGCTGCCACGCGTCAGTTCAACCGCACTGCCACCCCCGAGATGCAGCGCCGGATGGAACATCATCAACAGGTACAGGGCGGACCGTGATAATCCGCGGATTTATGGCCTAAGCTAAACGCTTAGATTGGCTTCCGTCGCCGCGACAAATTTTTGAGATTTAGCCCTCTCCTCGCATCAGCTCTCTGATGACCCGGATCGCTGCCAGATAGCCGTGCGTCATGGTCGTGCCGTGTTCGTCATCGCCAAGGCCGTGGTCGCGCAAATCCATGGCGAAGGTTTCCAGGGCGACGCGCATGGTCATGGCCTGTGCGGTGGTGAGCGGCGTGCCGTTGATGGTGATCGCAGGTTCGGTCTGGTCGGTCATAATCACCTCCGGTGTTGGGCAATCTCCCGGTCGGCATAGGCGCGTAGCTGCGCCCTGGTGACGTATCCGACGATCCTGCCGCACCGGATGCACTGCCCGCCGACGCCGCCAGCGTCTTTGTAGAGTCGGCACGGGCAATGGCCCCAGCACAGCAGACGCCGCCACCAGGGGCGCGGATCAGGTTCCATGCTCAACCTGCCCCTCGGCCTTGGCGGGCGGGTAGGCGTAGCCGATGCCGACCGCCAGGGCATGTGCCCGCGCATTCTCTCGTTGGCCAGGGGGCACATACGCCTCCATCGCGTCGAGCATGGCGCGCACGGCTGCGAGGGGGACTGTCGCCGGCTCACTCATCAATCTGCCCCTGACGCCCCCCGGCAAGCTTCAAGTGTTCCAGGGCGTCTCCGCATATGAGCGCGTATCCATAGTTGGTCGCGGCCTTGTCGTCGGCGCCCTTCGCACGGTGGTGTTCCGCGTAGGACGTGAACTGCTTCTCGGCCTTGTCGAGCGCCGACATTGCCTTCTCGATCGCGTCACCCATCAGGCTCATGACTGCCCCCTACTCTTCAAAATGCCCCTTGGCCCGGCCAATCAGGACGCTCGTGTTCCGGCGCTGCTACAGGGTCGTTCCACCCCTCGGGTGCTGAGCCGGTGAAGTCCTTGATGAACTCGTCCAGCACGTCCTTCATCAGGTCTATGAACGCCTGTTTGCGTCGTTCGCCGCCGCCTTCGGTGGTTACTGTGCCCATGCCGATCGAGCCGAGTAGGACGGCGCCTTTCATCGTGTTCATCGGAGCCGCGTAGGCGTTCCACCAGTGACCCTCGACACGGAGTGCAAGGCGGAGATTGCCGGGATGCATCACTTGTTTGGCCATTCATCAACCTGCCCCTCAAGCGCCCGGCAGCGCTGGGTAATGATAGCCAGCGCCTTCAGTGTCACGCCGATACCCAGGCCGCGTG